GCTCAAATGGAAGCAATGAAAGGAGCACCTAATATGATGAAGGCTCCTGCATTAGACCCATCTAAGAACCCTGCTTTAACAGAAGGAGCACCACCTGAAGGACAACCTTTACCACCTGAAATCTAATGGCAGAAACAATGACTTATGATCCTGGTACTGATACAGTTACCACGGAGAATAATTTAACACAAGATGAACAAGAGTCTCTAGCAGTAGGGACTGAAATGGAAAACCAGCAGGAACAAGCTCTTGCTGGTAAGTACAAGAACGCTCAAGAATTAGAGAAGGCTTATATAGAACTCGAAAAAAAATTGGGCGAAAAATCTGAGGAAGACTCACAAGAAGAAAGTTCAGATGAGCCACAAGCTGAAGAGAAATCTGACACAGAGAAGAAGTCTGATGATGATTCTCCTCCTGACTTTGCTTTCTTAGAAGATCTATATGAACAAGCTTCTTCTGAGAAAGGAGAGATCAGTAAAGAGTTACTGGATAAACTAGGTGGTATGAGTACTCAAGATGTAGTACAACAGTTCTTAAACTATAGAGCTGATGCTGAATCTAGATACATGCCTATACCACAGATGTCTGAAACAGATGTTAAAGAATTAAAAGGTATAGTTGGAGGCGATAAGAATTACTCTAATATGTTACAGTGGGCTCAATCAAATTTATCTGAACAAGAGATAAATATGTTTGATACTGTAATGGGTAGGGGTGATGTAGCTTCTGCATTCTTTGCAATCAATTCTTTAGCTCAAAGATATAATGATAGAGTAGGATATGATGGTAAAATGTTAACAGGAAATGCACCCAAAGGTAGTACTGATTCATTCCGTAGTCAACAAGAACTTGTTAAAGCTATGAGTGATTCACGCTATGATAACGATCCAGCATATCGTAATGATGTGATGGAAAAACTTGCAAGATCTGATATGAAATTCTAATTATGGCTACTTTACAAGATGTAAAAAATGCTTACACACTAGGTAAGAAAGAGTCTGATCAATTAAAAATAGCTCAAGATACGAGAGAAACAAGTCCTAATGCTCGTAGACAATTTATACCAGAAAGATATGGTGTAGGTGGGTATGAAGATAATCCATTCGATGACTTTGGTGATTACCGTGGCCCTGCTATACAAAATCCACAAACAGGATTATTTGAATGGGCTACGAACCAATTACAGATTAATCCTCAACAGTTAGCTAACTTAAAGATGTGGCCAAACCTAGAAGGTATAGGTGTAACAATACCTAAAGATGATTCTGAATATGGTGAAGCATCAGGTCCAAATAAAAAAGAGTTAGAGGAAAAAGGTTGGTCAAATTTACCACAAATGACGAACCAGAATGTTGCTCATTCACCTAGTGGTACTTATGATGAGTATGGTAGACCAAGAGACAAAGCACCTTGGAAAGGTGTTGACCCAAGTGGTAATCCAATAACTATTCCATGGTTGAAAGAATACTATCAAAAACAACACCCTAATAGAGAACGATTACATAATCAAAAATATCATCAAGTATCAGATGCTTCAGCATTAACTAACTATCTTAAAGCTATAGGACAAAACCAACGTACTGGTTCTATGCGTGATAGTAATCTGAAAGGACAGGAATTAATTGAAGCTCTTAAAATAGGAGTTGAAAAACTTAAAGCTTAAATTATGCCAACAGTTAACGGAAAAAAATATGCCTATACCCCAGCTGGTAAGGCTGCAGCAAAGAAAGCTGCCAAAAAATCTAAACCTAAAAAGAAATGAGTACTCTTACATTACAACCCCAGCAGAATAATTGGAATCAGTTCTGCAAGTGGGTAACAGATACCGACAACCGACTCTACGTTGGTTGGTTCGGTGTCCTTATGATTCCATGCTTACTTACAGCAGCAACAGCATTCATTATTGCTTTTATCGCAGCACCGCCTGTAGACATTGACGGAATTCGTGAACCTGTTGCTGGATCTTTACTTTATGGAAACAACATCATCTCAGGAGCCATCGTACCGAGCTCTAACGCAATCGGTCTTCACTTCTACCCAATCTGGGAAGCTGCAACCATCGACGAATGGTTATATAACGGAGGACCATATCAACTTATTGTGTTCCACTTTCTCATCGGCATCGCAGCTTACATGGGACGACAATGGGAACTTAGTTATAGATTAGGAATGAGGCCATGGATTTGTGTTGCTTATAGTGCCCCAGTCTCAGCTGCCTTTGCAGTCTTCTTGGTTTATCCGTTCGGACAAGGAAGTTTCTCTGACGGTATGCCGTTGGGGATCTCAGGGACGTTCAACTTTATGTTTGTCTTTCAAGCGGAACATAATATCCTCATGCATCCTTTCCATATGTTGGGAGTTGCGGGTATGTTTGGTGGCGCTTTGTTCGCTGCTATGCATGGTTCCTTGGTTACGTCCTCACTTGTCCGAGAAACAACTGAGATTGAATCACAGAACTACGGATATAAATTTGGACAAGAAGAAGAAACTTACAACATAGTAGCTGCACATGGCTACTTTGGTAGACTCATTTTCCAATATGCTAGCTTTAATAATAGCCGCAGCCTTCATTTTTTTCTTGCTGTTTTCCCAGTCGTTTGCATATGGCTTACCTCTATGGGAGTCAGCACCATGGCTTTTAATCTCAACGGCTTTAACTTCAATCAGTCTATCGTTGACTCCAGTGGTCGGGTTGTTCCGACATGGGCTGACGTGCTCAACAGGGCTAACTTAGGTATGGAAGTAATGCATGAGCGTAATGCTCACAACTTCCCACTTGATTTAGCATAATATATACTGGCGGCTCGTATGTCGATACAGAAGAAGCCACCTCAATACCATGTCCGTTCATTCTCTTTGAGAACGCATGAAACCACATCATGGAACGGGGGTGTGGTACTGGAGTATTACAATGACTGTAAAACTAAGGTATCGTGGTGTTGAGTACACAAGAACAAAGTAATTAACTTAACATGAAAAATATTGCACTAGCTCTAGCAGCAACTACATTTGCTTCTGCTCCTGCAATGGCTGGCGTCTATGTAAACGCTGAGTCAAACGCATCTTATACAGGAAATGATTATACTTCCCGTACTACCGATCTACACCTAGGCTATGAAGGAAACGTAGGACAACTTGGATACTACATTCAAGGTGGACCTGCTATCACTGGAGCTGATGGAGCAGATGGTACAACAGATTTCTCAGGTAAGCTCGGAGGTTCCGTAGCTGCTTCAGAGAAACTAGATATCTACGGAGAAGTTTCATTTCTTACAGATGAGACTACTGACACTGCCTACGGTACAAAGATAGGCGCTAAATACAAATTCTAAATTCTAATTATGGCACACCAATCATCAGTTGAAAAAGCTTATCCAGTTTCATTTGACCCAATACCTGAGAAGAAAGAACCATTAGATACTTTACCTAGTGATTACCAACCTCCAGGTACAGATGATGAAGAGCCAGAATATGAATCCCTTGAAGAAGCTCTTACAGCTTAACGAATTATGGTTAGGGGTCTTCGGACTCCTAGCCTTATTTATTATGATAGAGATTATGCACGTCAACTATCATAGAAAAGCTCACCCACATTGTGCAAGCGAACTTAGTTTAGCGGTAAAACTATAGTCTTCCAAACTATTGTCATCGGTTCGATTCCGATAGTTCGCTTTGGCATTGGCCCTTACGAGGATACCCTTTGCCGTCTAGACGGTGGGAAAGACCACGCAAATAAAATAGCGCAAAAATTTTCAGCTGAAGAAAGTACATATCTTTTAAATTTATCCCATATAAATGGCACATCAAAGTTCAGTCAACCCGTCCCAGGTTGTCCAGTTAGGTCAATCTAATTTATCGGGTGACACCAGAGCCCTCTACCTCAAGCTGTTTAGTGGTGAGATGTTCAAAGGTTTCCAGCGTAACACAATCGCTAGAGACTTGGTTATGAAGCGTACCTTGAAGAATGGTAAGTCATTACAATTCATCTTCACTGGTCGCACAACCGCTGAGTATCATACACCAGGAAACAGTATACTAGGTAATAGTGATAAGACTCCTCCAGTAGCTGAGAAGACCGTCACCATTGACGATCTACTTGTCAGTTCAGCATTCGTTTATGAATTGGATGAGACACTTGCACATTATGACCTACGTGGTGAGATCTCTAAGAAAATCGGTTATGCACTTGCAGAAAAGTATGACCGTCTAATCTTCCGTAGTATCGTTAAAGGTGCTCGTAAGGCTAGCCCAGTTTCAGCAACAAACTTCGTAGAACCAGGTGGATCACAGATCCGTGTGGGTACAGGTAATGCTGATGACGCAATCAATCCTGATCTACTAGTAGCAGCATTCTATGATGCCGCTGGAGCACTAGATGAGAAGGGAGTAAGTTCTGACGGCAGAGTAGCCGTACTAAACCCTCGCCAATACTACGCTCTCGTTAAGGGACTAGA